ACGCAACATCTCCACTGTGCCAACAGACCATAAGCTACGTTTGAGCAAGTTCACTTACCCACTGGCGGACTTACTCAAACAGCAGCATTGGTATGCATTTGGCAAACACCCAAGAGAGATAACGCGACTGTTGAGAGAAAAGGCAGCCCGCGCATCCTCCTGTGTTCCTAGCGATCTAACCCGTCTGGATGGATCTACTGGCACTGTGCATAGCCAGCTAATCCAGATGGTAGTTTCCAGCTACTTTGCCCCCATACACCACGGGGAGATAATTGATCTTGTTAATAGGGAACATAACAAGACTGGCGTCACAACAACAGGAGTTAGGTATGACACCGGACATACAACAATATCCGGCTCACCTATCACATCCATCAGGAACAGCATTATCAACGCTTTCCACTGTTACGTGGCCTTGAGATTGGACACACCGTTTCCAACGTTAGCTTATGCTAATTTAGGGATGTACGGTGGCGACGACGGCATAACATTCGACGTCGAGCCCAAACGTCTGCATTGGTCTTTTAGAACTTGTGGCCTAACAGACAAAACAGAAATTATCAGAGCTGGAAATCCAGTCGGATTCCTGGGGAGAATATACTTGGACTTATGGACAACAGATAGTTCAATAATAGATGTACCCCGCCAGATCTCCAAGCTGCACTTGACAGCGTGCCCATTGGATATTCCCAACTACATAGTCTTGTACCGCAAGGCGTGCAGTTATCTGGTTACGGACCCCGACACTCATGTAATATCGCAATGGGCCAAGAAAGTCGTTGAGTTAGTCGAATGGGAAAACGACACTCACGCTACGGCCTTCCAGAAGATCTATCAACGAACCACCAACGAAGAAAAGTGGTGGGCACAGTATGATAAGCCATACCCTGAGCTGACCTATGACGAGATGCAACAACAGCAATCAATGATATGCAAAGCACTCGACATAAGCGTCCCAGAGCTAGACGCATGGCTAACAAAACTGAACAACGTTGAGAATATGGAAGAGCTAATGAAACTTGAGCCCTTACAAAGACCAAAGATCGTAGCGACGGTACCTGCCGTCCACCGCGATATAATACATGATCCTCCCAACCATACAAGCAACAATCGGCCACCAAATGAACCGCATCGACTACGCCCACGACAACGATTACCAAAGAGACAACTTTAGAAACAACCGCTGGTTTCC